ACGAACACTTCGCCCGGCTCCACATTCTCGCGGCACGCAAGGTCGCGAAGGCTGGCGACCGCTACCTCCTCGCCAAGCCGTCCGAACACCAGAAGATCGACATCGCGATGGCCGACGTCATCGCCCACGAGGCGGCCGCCGACATGCGCGCCGCCGGCTGGCAGGAAACCACCGGCCCGACGTTCTTCCGACTGCCCCGCTAGACCTGTTGAGGAGGGTTCGTGGCGCTCTCCGACAACGAGTACGGCCTTCTCGCCCAACTGCAACTGAAGCTGTCCACCACGAACCTGACCGACGAGCTCCTGTGGCGCTACTACCGCGGCCAGCAGCGCGTCGAGCAGCTGGGCATGGCGATCCCGCCGACGATGCGGAAGTTCCTCGTCATCGCGAACTGGGGCCGCGTGGTCGCGGACACCATCAACGACCGGCAGCAGGTCCGCTCGCTGATCCTGCCCGGCGAGGAGACGGCCGACCCGCAACTGCAGGCGATCTGGGACGCGAGCAACATGCCGGCCCAGTTCCGGATGTTCAACCTCGACCGCCTCATCTACGGGCGCTCGTTCCTGTCGGTCGGCACCAACGAGGACGACCCGTCGCTGCCGCTGATCCGCGCCGAGTCGCCACGGGAGATGGTGGCCGATGTCGACGTGCGGCGCGAGGCCCTCAAGTCGGCGGCCCGCTTCTACGGGAAGACCGACGAAGGCTGGGGTCCGACGCACGCGACGCTGTACCTGCCGAACGTCACGGTCTGGTGCGAGATGGGGCAGGACCGTCGCTGGGTGGAGATCGACCGCGACGAGCACCGTCTCGGGCGCGTGTCGATCGTCACGCACCTGAACCGGCGCCTGTCGGGAGCCTGGGAGGGCGAGTCGGAGATGACCGACGTCATCCCGCTGGCTGACGCGGCCGCCCGGAACCTGACGAACATGCAGTTCGCGCAGGAGGCGCACGGCATCCCTCGGAAGTACATGACAGGCGTCGAGAAGGGCGACTTCGTCGACGCCAACGGCGACCCGATCCCGCAGTTCGAGGCGTACTTCGACGCGATCCACACGGTCACCAACGCGCAGGGCAAGGTCGGACAACTGGACGCCGCCGACCTCAAGAACTTCGAGACGGCGATGGACGTCTACGGCACCCAGGCGTCGATCGCCACCGGGTTCCCTGCACGGTACTTCGGGATCAAGACCTCCAACCCCCCAGCCGAAGGCGCGATCCGCGCGGACGAGTCGACGCTGACCCGCCGCGTGGAGGCACAGAACACCGACCTGGGTGTGACGCTCGGATGGGTCGGCGGCCTGGCGCTCCGGTTCGCCACAGGCGAATGGGTTGAAGGCAACCGGGTGCGGGTCGAGTGGTTCGACCCCGCCACTCCCACGGTCGCGCAGCGCGAGGACGCCTTGGCGAAGCGCCGTGCAGCCGGCGTGCTGTCCCGGGAGGGCTACTGGGACGAGCTCGGCTGGTCGGAGGCACGCAAAGCGAAGGAACGGGCCTACTTCGCAGAGGAGGCGGCCGACCCGACCCTGATGGCTCTCGCGCAGGCTGGACAGGCCGATGCCGCAGCGCCTCCGGTCGGCTGACCGGTACTACGCCCTGTCTGCGGCGCTGGCCCGGCGCGCGGCCCGGCAGGCGTGGGGTACGGCGTCCCTGGCCGCGGCGGCGTTGACGGTCCAGCAGCACCAGGCGGCGCAGGCTACGCAGGCGTCCGCGGCGGCGACGGCGATGCTGGCCGAGCAGGGCATCCGCGAAGTCCCGTCCGCGGCGCTCAACGCGCTCGCGTTCACCTCGGCCACCGAGTCTCTGACGTCGATGCTCGCCGACGTGACCGAGGACCGGTGGCGGTTCGACAGGTTCGTCGAGGCCCTCGTCCACGATGCGGGCCGCACCGCCCAGTCTGTGGACATGGCGGCCCGGCAGCATGTCGCGCACGTCCGCCACCTGTCGCCGCCGTCCTGCTCGAGGTGCGCGGTCCTCGCCGGCCGGGTCTACCGCTACTCCGAGGGCTTCCAGCGCCACCCGGGCTGCGACTGCACGATGGTGCCTGTGACGGTCGCCTCTCCCGACCTGACCTACGACCCGGTGCAGATGGCCCGAGACGGACAGGTCACCGGACTGAGCAAGGCCGACATGCGAGCCCTCGACGACGGGGCCGACTTCAACCAGATCGTCAACGTGCGCCTCCGCAACGGCGGCATCCGTGACTCCGGCGAGATCCTGCGCCGCGGCAGCCGTCCGACACCCGCAGGAATCTACCGCCGCGCCGGCTCCCGCGAGGAGTCCGTCGACCTACTCCGCAGGTACGGATACCTGCGTTGAACCATCCCCGCTCGCGCGACGCAGCGGGGTCGGAGAGCGCCCGCGATGGGCGAACCCACCCAAGGAGAAGAACCGTGCCCGAAGCACCCGCACCGAACGCCGACCAGGACAAGACAGACGCGCCCCCCACAGGACAGCAGCCCGCGACGGGCCAGCAGCCGGAGGCAGGCGACGAACCGCTGGGCGACGGCGGCAAGAAGGCACTCGAAGCCGAACGCGAGGCCCGCAAGACCGCAGAGAAGGACCTCGCCGCCCTGCGCGGCGAGTTCGACACCCTCAAGACCTCCCTCGCTGGCGCACTGGGCGTGAAGCCCGACGGGGCCAGTGCCGAGGACGCCGTGGCGCAGCTCCAGCAGCGCCTCGACACCATGCAGCGCGACACCGACGTCTACCGTCTCGCCGCGCATCATCAGATCACCGAGCAGGCCGACATCGACCTCTTGCGCTCCGCGACGGACGCCGAGGCGATGGGCAAGCTCGCCGAGCGGCTGGCCGCGAAGGGCAGCGACGGAACGCCCGGAACCCCCAGGCCCGACGCCACCCAGGGTGGCTCGGGCACGGGAACCTCCAGCGCCGGAACCCCGGAGCAGGACTTCGCCAAGTTCCTCGGCCAGCAACTCGCCGGCTGAACCCGACCTGACGCAAGGAGTCAGAGATGGTCACCCTCTCCAACATCAGCAGCACCCTGCTGCCGCCCACCATCACGGGCCCGATCTTCGACCAGGCGGTCGAGTCGTCTGCCGTGATGTCCCTCGCCCGCCGCGTGCCGCTGTCGATGACCGCGCAGACCGCCATCCCGGTCAGCATGGACATCCCCGCCGCCGGGTGGGTGTCGGAGGGCGGCGCCAAGCCCGTCGGCTCGGCCGGCGTGTCCGTGAAGACCATGAGCGGCAAGAAGGTCGCGCTCATCGTCCCGGTCTCCCAGGAGGTCGCGATGAGCAACGCAGCGGGCCTCTACACCCAGCTGCGGCAGGACCTCCCCGTCGCGATCGCCCGCGCGTTCGACCACGCCGCCATCCACGGCCTCGACCTGCGCACCGGCGGCGCCGGCCCGTTCTCCGACTTCCTCAAGGACGGCGCCAACGAGGTCGAGCTCGGCACTGCCGCGGCCTCCGCCGGCGGCGTGTACGTCGACCTCGTCAACGGCGAGAAGGACGTCGTCGACGCCGGGTTCGACTTCACCGGCTTCGCCGCCGACCCGCGACTGCGGCCCACGCTGAAGCTGTCGGTCGACACCCAGGGCCGCCCGCTGTGGGTGGACGACCCGTCGATGGGCACCAACGGCGCGAACCTGATCGGCTACCCGGCGTACTACAACCGCGGCGTCTCCGGGTTCTACCGGCGCCACGGCCACCGGGTCCAGACGGTCACCGTCACCGGTTCCCCCACGGGCGGCACCTACACCCTCACCGGTGGCGGCGCAGAGACCGGCACCATCGCCCACAACGCGGCCGCCTCGACCGTGCAGACCGCCATCCGCACCCTCGGCGGCGAGTTCTCCGCGGCGACGGTCTCCGGCTCCGCGGGTGGCCCGTACACGGTGAACCTGAACCAGGGCGCCGCCGGGCCGGTCCCGCTGGCGCTGGGCACCAACTCGCTGACTGGCGGCACCACGCCGTCCGTCACGGTCGCCGCGGTGGCTCCTGCCGGGACCACGCTCCGCGCGATCGGCGGCGACTGGACGCAGTGCGCCTACGGCGTCGGCATGGACATCAGCATCAAGGTGTCCACCGAGGCCTCCTACGTGGACGAGGCCGGGAACACCGTCTCGGCGTTCCAGAACAACCTCGTCCTCCTGCTGGTGGAGGCCTACTTCGGGTTCGTGAAGAGCGACGCCCAGGAGGCCTTCACCGCCTACATCGACGCCGCCTGACCGGCGCCGTCACTCACAACAGAGAGGAGCGGCCGTGGCTGTCGTGTCCTACCTCGAGGTCGAGACCAGCCTCGGCCGCTCCCTCTCTGACGCCGAGATCGCCCAGGTCAACCAGTGGATCGACGACGCCGAGCTGCTCGTCCGCACCCGCCTGGGCGACCTCGACGCACTCGACCAGGACGTCCTCGCCTACGTCGTCCGCGAGGCCGCCGCCACGCGAGCCCGGAACCCCGAGGGCTACCAGTACGAGGCGATCGACGACTACCGGTACGGGATGCCGGCCGAGTCCCGGAAGGTGACCATCACCGACGAGTGGTGGGACCTCCTCACCCCCACCACTCGCGCCGGCGCCTACTCCGTACGACCCGACTTCGAGTCGGACACCAGCCCCACCGACGCACTGGGGTGGACGTGAGCCGCGTCGTGCATCGGGGCCGCACCGCAGCCGAGTCGCGGATGCTCGACACCTTCTCCATCCAAGAGTCCGAGGGCATGTCCTACGTGGACGGCGCCGAGGTGGAGACGTGGACGGAGCTGTTCCAGACCCCGGCCCGCGTGGGCGTCAGCGGCGTCTCCTCGCGTGACGTGGAGGTCGCCGGGCGCACCGCCGCCGAGACGACCCGGATCCTGCACATCCCGGTCGACGCCGACGCCATCCCCGAGGGCCGCATCAGCGCGGTCCCGGTGACACTGCACGCGACGGCCGACCCGTCGCTGGCTGGCGCCCGGCTCATCTTGGGCGCCCCGGCGCCGTTCGACCAAGGAACCGCACGCCGCATCCCCGTCACCGAGGTGATCCGCTGATGCCTGCCGACGAGGTGTTCGTGCTGGCCCGCGACTTCGAGAAGGCGTCCGGGCGGGTCGCCGGCGCGCTGTACGACACGTTCAAGGCCGAGGGCGAGGCGTTCGCCGACGACTGGGCCGACATCGCCCGAGAGACCGCCGGCGCTCACGGTGTGCACTACCCCGACGCGATCACCTCCGAGCCGAAGCTCGCGCTCGGGGCGATCGACATCGAGACCGGCCCCGAGACGGGCCGCCCGCAGGGCGCGATGGGTCCCGGGTTCGAGTTCGGGTCCGTCAACCAGCCGCCCCACCTCGACGGGCTAACCGCGATGGGGCCGGCTGAATCCCGCTTGGAGAAGGCCGCCGACTCCACGATCGGGTTCCTCCTCCCGTGAGCGCCCTCCTCGACGCGGCGATTGCCGCAGTCACCGCCGCCCACACCGGCAGCCCGCGGATCTACGAGGTCAACGCCGTCCCTGCGCAGCCCTCCTACCCCTACAGCGTGGTCGACGTCCTCGACCTCGACCCGGACGGCTACACCCTCGACCAGAGCCACGGGTTCCGCGACCACATGCTCACCGTCCAGTCGTTCGCCCGCACCAACGACGGCGTCATCGACTACAACCGGGCTGCAGCCAACGCGCTCCTCGACCAGACCCTCGACGCCACCGGGTGGTCGTGTGACCCGTGCCGGTTCCAGACATCCCGCAAGTACCGCGATCCCGACGACTCCGGAGTCATCGGGATCACCACCGTCTACGCGTTCATGGCCAAGGAGTCCTGATGCCCGAGTACGTGCGCGTCCGTGACAAGGCGACCGGACATCACTACAGCATCCCCGTCCGACTCATCTGTGACGGCGTCACCGTCCTCACCGACCAGTCCGCCTACAACCGGTCCGGTGACCTCCGGAAACCCACCTACAACGTGCCGAAGGGCCAGGGGCCGGCCCCCTCGGCGACCACTGCGGCCAAGCCGCGCCGAAAGAAGACTCGCAGGCCCAACTCCGATCCCGTCCCGACCCCAGACCTGGAGCCGGAAGCACACACCGACGGCCGCTCGGCCGAAACCACTGAGGAGTGACATCCGATGGCCGTACCCACCAAGCCCGGCAAGCACACCGCGCTCAAGAAGGACGCCTGGTGGCTGATCCCCGCCTGCGCCGACGTCACCGCGCCCACCGTCGCTGAGATCGAGGCCGTGACCGGGATCTACGCGACCTGCTTCCTCCGCGCCGACTTCGAGGGCGTGCAGCGCACCACCAACAAGGTGCAGACCGACGCCCTGATGTGCGAGGACGTGCAGTACGAGGCCCTCGCCCCGTCCCAGGTCGCCATGTCCGACCTGATCGGAGTGGTCGACCCGCAGGCCGCCGACACCGACGACGACAAGCTGCTCTACGAGTTCCTCCGCAACGGGTACACCGGGTTCGCGGTGCAGCGGCAGAACGTCACCAACGACACCGACGACGGCGTCACCGCCGGCGAGTTCGTCAACGTCATCCCCGTCGACATCGGCGCCCCCGGCTCGCCGTACAAGTCCGCGGCCGGCCCCGAGGGCATCTACCAGTTCATGTGTGCGGTCGCCGTGACCGGCGCCTGCGGCGACAACGTCGAGGTCCAGGCGTAGCACCCCGTCCACTCCCCGGCGGCCGGTGACGGGCCGGCCGCCGGGGAGTGCACCGCCCGTCACCCCCGTCACCCCCGTCAGGAGCCACCCATGCCCGCACTGTCCCGACGCACCGAATCCATCCCTCTCTATCAAGGCGACGATGAGGCCGTCATCGCAGACCTGCGGGAGACGATCCTGCGACTTCGGAGCCGTCTGGATGTGGCACGCAAGGCTGGGCCGGGAGTCCTGTTGGGTGGTGAAGACGACCCGGTGGCCGCCGCGGAGCGCGCGTTGCATGAAGCCGAGGCCGAGTTCGAAGCCAAGTCAAGCGAGGCGATCGAGCGGGCGGTCATCGTCGTCATGCGGGCGCTCCCCTGGGAGCGTTGGGACGATCTGGTTGAGGCCCACCCCCCGAGGGAGGGCAACAAGGTCGACGCGCACTGGGACTGGAATACCAAGACTCTTCCCAAGGAAGCCTTCCCGGAAATGCTCGTCTCCCCCGAGATGGCCCCGGGCGAAGCGGCCGACTTCTTCGCATCACTCTCCTTCGGCAACAGAGACGTTCTGGCTTACGAGATCCAGATGTTGAATGTGGGGCGGGGCGCTAGCCCAAAAGAAAGGCACGCCTCCGAGATAACCCGCACCTAACTAGGGATCTGGAACTCTCGGAACGCCTGGGCAAGTCCCTGAGCGAGTTCTACGACCTGCCCGAGGCGGAGGACCGGATCGCCGCATGGGAGATCGACCAGGAGAAATGCAGCCACGGCGGGCCGCGTTCGGAGTGCAGCGACCCGGAGAAGGACTGGTTCCCGCAGCGGACGGTCTGCTACCCGACGATGCAGCTGCGGATGGCGGAACGCCGCTGGGAGACGCTCCACGAGAAGGCGCCCTACCACGACGGGACATTCACCCTCTGGTCGGACAAGCCCACCCCGGTGTGCCCGTTCCACTACTCCGACGGCGTCTCCATCTGGGTGTCCCCCGAAGACCTGACACCCGACGACGACTTCCTCGAGCAGGGCCGACCAGACGGAGGGAACAGTGACTGATCGTTCCGTCCGGTACACCTTCATCGGGAACTTCAGCAGCCTGTCGGCTGGTCTCTCCACCAGCGCCCGTCAGGTTGACGACTTCGGGCGCCGGCTGACGAAGCTCGACGCGCAGGGTGCCCAGATGCGCCGCGGCCTCACCACCGTCGGGCAGGCCGGCGGCCGGTTCGGGCTCCTCGTCGGTGCCGGACTCGCGGCCGCGGCGAAGGCCGCGATCGACTGGGAGACCGCGTGGGCCGGTGTCGTGAAGACCGTCGACGGCACCTCCGAGCAGCTGCAGCAGCTTGAGGGCGACCTGCGGGAGATGGCCCGCACCCTCCCCGCCACCCATACCGAGATCGCCGCCGTGGCGGAGGCCGCCGGGCAGCTCGGTGTCGCCACCCCGGACGTCGCCGAGTTCACCCGCACGATGATCATGCTCGGCGAGTCAACGGCGGACCTGTCTGCGGAGGATGCTGCTACCCAGATCGCCAGGTTGACCAACGTGATGCAGACGGCGCCTGACGACGTCGACAACCTGGCTTCCGCGTTGGTGGACCTGGGCAACAACTCCGCGACCACTGAGGGCCAGATCCTCACCCTCGCGCAGCGGCTCTCTGCCGCCGGGTCCATCGCCGGGCTGTCGGAGGCTGACGTCCTCGGGTTCGCTGCGACCCTCTCCTCGGTCGGTGTCGAGGCCGAGGCTGGCGGCACCGCTCTGTCGAAGGTGTTCACCACCGTCCGGGACGCTTCGATCGACGGCGGGGAGAAGCTGGAGACGTTCGCGAAGGTCGCCGGCGTCACCGCCGAGGAGTTCCGCCAGGCCTTCGAGGACGACGCCGCTGGCGCGATCGCCATGTTCGTCACCGGGCTGGGGAAGATCAACGACGCCGGCGGCTCCACCTCCCAGGTGTTCAAGGACCTCGGGCTCACCGACCAGCGGCTCACCCGGGCTCTGCTGTCCACCGCCTCCGCCGGTGACCTACTCGGGGACTCGCTCGCACGGTCGGCTGAGGCGTTCGAGGACAACTCGGCGCTGACCGAGGAGTTCGACAAGCGCCTGAACACCACGGCCGCGCAGATCCAGATCTCCTGGAACAACATCAAGGACGCTGGGATCGACGCCGGCGCCACCCTGCTCCCCATCGTCGAGCAGGTCGCCGGGTCGGTAGCAGACCTCGCGCAGGCGTTCGGCAGCCTGCCGGGGCCTGTGCAGAAGTCCCTCACCGGGCTGGCCGGGATCACCGCCCTCCTGGGTGGCGGGCTGTGGTTCACCTCGAAGGTCGTCAACGGGGTCGCCAACACGAGTCAGGCGCTGCAGGACCTCGGCGTCAACGCCGGCAGGGCCCAGGGCGCCATGCGCGGGGTCGTGAAGGCCGGCGCTGGGCTCGCGACCGTCGTGGTGACCGCGAACCTGCTGCAGGAGGCGTTCGAGAAGATCGCCGACACCCGTATCGACGGCGGCACCCTGTTCCGCGACCTCGAGGCCCTCGCCGACGATCGGCCGACCGCGAACCTCGAGAACCTGTACAGCATCTTCCTCGACATCGACGACAAGTGGCAGCGGAACGCAAACCCGCTGTCGTGGATCTCGTCGTGGGACCCCTCTGGCTTCGAAGCGGCCCGGGACAGCGTCGAGGAGCTCGACCAGGCCCTCGCGGCCCTCGTGGAGGCCGGGCAGGGCGACATGGCTGCGGAGGCGTTCGCCCGGATCTCTGCCGTCGCGGAGGACGCCGGCCGGTCGACCGAAGAGCTGGCCGACCTATTCCCCGAGTACGGCACCGCCCTCGACAACGCTGCCGCAGCCACCCCGCCCCTCGAGCAGGCGACCCGCGGGTTGACCGACGCGAACGCTGATCTCGCCAAGGAGATCCGCGAGGGCAACGCAGCCATGCGTGAGCGTGCCGACGCGGCCCTGGCGGCGTTCGACGCCGAGACGGCGTGGCGTCAGGCGATGAAGGACGCGACCGCACAGTCGAAGAGGAACAAGGCCGGCATCGAGGGCAACAGCAAGGCCGCCCTCGCCAACCGCGAAGCCCTCTCCAACCTGGCGGCGAAGTGGAACGGGCTCAGTGAGGGAACCCGGAAGAACGTCGAGCGGCAGAAGGAAGCCCGCCAGAAGTTCCTCGAGGTCGCTGACGCCATGGGCGTCGCGGAGGGCAAGGCCAAGCGGCTCGCCGACCGCTACCTCGACATGCCGTCCAAGGTCGAGACCAAGATCACCGCCGACACCTCGCAGGCCGAGACCGCGCTCAGCAGCATCAAGGCCCGCCTGGACGCGCTGCGCGACAAGACCATCACGGTGACCCAGTTCAACGCCTACAAGGGTGGCCCGAAGATCGAGCAGGCGGCCGGCGGCACCGTCCCCGGCCAGCGGCAGCCCTACGGCGACCGCGTCCACGCGCTCCTCGCCCCCGGGGAGGAGGTCATCTCCAACCGGTACGGGCAGGCCGACCGACACCGCGGCCTGCTCAAGGCCATCAACGCGGGCCGGTACGCCGAGGGCGGCACCGTCGACTCCTACCGCCGCGCCCAGGCCACCAGCAGCGGCCGCCGTGGCGGCGGCGCGCTGGCGGTGCGGCTCGGTGACATCCGTGTCACCGGCACCCTCAACACCCCCTGGGGTCCCGCGCAGGTCGAGGGTCTCGCCCGCGCGGCCGCCCGCGACGAGATCTCCGCCGACAAGGAGTTCGATCACATGCTCGAGGAGTCCCGACGGTGACCGAGTCCACCGTCTCCCGCGGCCACGACACCTACGTCCGGGAGAACGCGCCCACCGCCGACCGCGGCGACACCAAGAACGTGCAGCTCGACGCCACCACGTCCGCGGTGAAGCGGGGCCTGGTCTACTTCCCCCTCCCGTCCCTGGCCGGCCGCACCGTCCTGTCGGCCACCCTGGTCGGGCACGCCCGCGGCGCGATGGCCGCGCAGACCCTCGGCGCGATCCGGCTGTCGGAGTCGTTCTCCGCGTCGAAGGCGACGTGGAACAACCAGCCGTCCGCCACCGGCCCCACCGCCACCTCCGCGATCGGCGCCCTGGCGGACGGCGAAGAGTTCACCATCGACGTCACCACCCAGATCCAGGCCGTCGCGAACGGCGCGAAGTGGTACGGGCTGCGGATCACCACCACCAACACCGGGATCCAGCGGGCGTCGGGGTTCGCGTCCGGGCGGCCGTCGTGGTCGCTGGTGTACGAGCTGTCCGAGGTCCCCGAGCAGCCGTCGATCCTGACACCCGACGGCGCCCTGGTCGTGTCCCTGACGCAGCCGGTCCTGACGTGGGACTTCACCGACTTCGGCGGCTCTACCGACCAGGCGGCGTTCCAGGTGCAGATCGACCCGGCCGCCGACGACGTCACTCCCGACTTCGACACCGGGGAGACCGCCGGGACCGAGCCGGAGTACGACACCTCCACCGGCTCCTACCCGGGGTTCTCCACCGCCGGCGGCACCACGCAGTGGCGGGTCCGCGTGAAGGACGGCGACGGGAACTGGTCGGACTGGTCGGACTGGGCCACCTGGACCTACCGCGCGAAGCCCACCCTGACGATGGACTCCCCCGCCGGGTCCACCCTGTCCGACACCTCCCCGACGATCCTGGCGGGGGAGTCCATCGTCAGGTTGGACTCGTGGCAGATCCGGGTCGCGAACGGCACCGACCGCACCCAGTTCCGGTACGACTCCGGCCGGCAGCCCGCCGACGACCCCTCCGACATCGCCCACACCATCCCCTGGCAAGCGTCCCCCCGCGGTCGGCCCCTGATCGTGTTCGGCGGCGGCCAGGCGTCGTGGTGGCTCAACGTCCGCGCCTGGGACACCTACCCGCGGATCGGGACCCCCGGCGACCCCACCTACGTCGAGCAGTGGGTCGAGGTCACCCAGTCCGACACCGGCACCGCCCCCGTCCTCACTGCGGTCACGAAGCCCGGCGACCTGCCCCAGGTGCGGCTCACCTGGACCAACGGGACGGCACCCGACGAGTGGCTCATCGTCCGTGACGGGCAGCCCTACGCCCGCGTCGACCCCGCCGACGTCACCGCCGGCGGCGGCACCTACACGTGGACCGACCCCGCCTACACCGCCCCCCGCGTCGAGCACACCTACCGGGTGAAGGCCATCACATCTGGCGTGCAGACCAACCAGTCCAACGCCGTGGTGTTCTCCTTCACCCTCAACGGGCTGTGGCTCATCAACGAGGACGGCGACTTCGTGGTCCTCCGCGGCAACGACAGCGTCGACGGTTGGCAGCAGCTCGACCGGTCCGCCCTCTACAAGACCCTTGACGGCCGCACCATCACCGTCGTCGACGGCCAGGAGGGGTTCTCCGGCACCTTCCGCGGCACCCTGCTCGACGAGTCCCAGCAGACCCGCGCCGCGTCCCTGGCGGTCCTCGACACGATCAAGGCCGCCCCCACCAGCCCGGTGTGGATCGTGGGCGCCGACATCGCGTTCCCCGCGATCCTGCGGAACCTGTCCTACCCGCCCGACCCGGTCCGGTTCGTCGGGAGCCGCCACGGCAACGTCGTGTCGTTCGAGCTGCAGGAGGAGGTCTAGGTGCAGCGCCTGGGCCTCACCGCCGCGCAGCTGCGGGCCTACCACGACACCCTCCGGACCAGCCACGAACGCAGGATCGTGGTGCAGATCCAGACCCTCGGCGGGCGGGTCCTCACCTCCCAGCAGGTCGACGTCATCGACGGCGGCATCACCGTCGACGCCGACGCCGAGGTCACCCGCGTCCTGTCGATGGTGTTCGTCGACCCGTCCCGGTCGATCCGGT